GGTCCAGAAGGAGCAGTAACTATCGCCCCGGCGTTCTGGTCCTCGAACCCAGAGGACTTAAGGATCTCGTCTGCCGGAGCTGCCACGGTAGGTAACGCTGCGACTACCTGGCCTGATTGCATAGCAGCGAATATAGCCTTGACATTCTCATTGACTGTCTGGGCTGCGATCCTCTTGACTTCCGCCATGGCCTTATCTACTTGAGCAGACAGCAACTCAGGAGGAACCTTAGCATCAAGAGCTTGCTGCAACTCCTGAATAGTCTGTTGCATTGCAAGAAGTCTTGGGTCTTGTTCTTCAAGATCGAAGAATCTGCCGCCGTCTTTGTATCCAACTTTACCAAATATCTCTCTGATGACTTCTCCGACGTTCATTCCGTATCGTTCTACCAAACCACTTCCCAGCACATCCGCCAGTGCTTTTATAGCTGTCAAGAACTGATTAACTTGTTCAAACGGGTTAGTAGCACCCATCCCTACGTTAATCGATAAAGTCAACTCTTGCTCAAGAAGGTCGTCCGTTACGGTGTCTAAACCAAGCTTTTGGAATGATTTAGACTTCTCTGCCGCTAACGCCAGGATGACAGTATCTGTTTCGTATTTCTGCTCTAACCAAATCATCTGTCTTAACACAGGCTCGATCCATGTTTCGACAAATGTCCTTAGCTGATACCCTGATACCTGGTTAGCATTGACGTTTAGAAGCTCAAGCCCTCCGACAGTCTCATTAAGTTTACGATTAGATTGCACACTCCCGCCGGAGAACGTCCCTACTACATCGTCAAAGTCAAGATTAAGTCTATCTTGTTCCTGATAGGAACTTCCTGTTACATCGTTAGTCTCGACAATGCGCGTGTCTTCTCCGTCTCCGGGCCTGTCCATGAATGTTACAGACCCAGGAATATTTCTAGTCAGACTCCTTGTGTCTACATTAGCTCCACGTCGTACAAAGTAACGTTTGTTCAGAACGAACTTGACATTATCAAAACGTTGGTTCTGTAATTCATTCGCAGCGGCTTGAGAGTCCTTGGCAAGTCTGGCGACACCACCAGGATAAACCTTATGAGCTTCTAATACCGACACCCCCATGACATAAGGTCTGCGTCCATGCCAGTAGTATTCTGAAAGAAGCTTTGGATCACTCAGAAGTACATCAGTGCTTAACGTGTAGTACATCCAATCTTCACCGTCTACTTCGATGATGTTACGATGTACCCAAGCTATCGAGAAATCATTGATAGCGCTTGAAGCTTGTTGTGGGTCTTGACGCCTTGGTCCTTCGCGGGTTAGTCTGGTACTGTCTGAATACCCACTGACTGCTGCCCTGATCTGAGATTCAGATACCGGTTTCCATTTTGCTTCACGAGTTTTTGGATCAGGTTTTTTGGTACGCGCTTTAACGTCCTTTACATACATCGGGATCATGTCGATAATGTACGGACTGGTTTCGACAGGATCATACCACTTAGCCCCTGGGTCTATCCGTATATTTTCTACTGGGCGCAATTCAATACAAGGACGGTCTTTCTTCTTCTTCTCGTTGAACTCCCAGTATTGATGGCTGCACACCACCCCAATCGCTTGTGCTTCCTGATATGCTCCGATAGCAACTAGGAACCATGGAATGCTTTTGGTAAGTCGGTACTGGAGCAACTCCTTCATGATTTCAGCAGATGCCATGCTGATGTCATTCTTCTGGTCTTGAGGAGACACAGACACAACATCAGCAGTAGAGAACAAAGCTTCTGCTGCTATTGCTTCATTCTTTCTTATGGCCGCCCTGGTCTTGGGACGGAACAGCCTTGACCTTGACTTATAGGAGTCTGAGTAATACTTAGATCCTAGAGGGTGTTGAGAATTGAACTGGCGGATATCAGATTCGATTTGCGAACGAATGGACGAATCGAAGTAGGTAGTACTGGTAGAGTACGCTTCCTGAGCTAACTTCAACCAGTCATGCGTTGTTTGAGTTTCGGTATGTTCGGTGTTTTCGGTGTTTTCTGTTTTCTCTATGGTTGAGTCTTCGCCCGGAGGCGTGTCCTTAACTGGCATGCTCTATGTATCCCGCAAAGTTGCGTGGCAAGTCTGCTATTTCTTCTCCGTTTATTTTACCCCGGTGTACCCTGTAGCGTTCCAAGATTTCCCCCCCTGCTCTTACTGTTTCTTGTTCCAGTGATCTAGGAGTAGACATATTACGCAACATCATTCTGAATCCCCACTTACCAGATAGAGTCAAATTGCGCACATCAACTACCCCATTATGACCGTCGCAGTGTACAGCCCAACGATATCCAGGATAATGTTTGTATAGAACTTCTCCGACAGCTTTAGATATTTCCTGATCCCACTGCTCACGCTGAAGATAATCAGGAACAATAACTCTCATGCTTTGAACTTCCTCTTGGTGTAACCTCTGGCTATGCTAGAGTTAGCAGCACGTATAGCTCTAGCTTCATCTCCAGTGCTCTCTAACACAGAGTTAGCTACTTCGGCCCATTGGCGTTGCTGCTTACGACCTTTGGCTTTCTTCGTATGACGACTAGCGTCAGATGTTCCCCAAGGCATAGTTATGCTCCGTAGTAGATAATTTGTAGGTCTTCAAGACACTCCGGTAGTCCTTCTTTGCGCATCCAGTCTACTAGTAGTCTGCGCAACGCGGGGTCAATCAAGCGTCGGTTCAGGTTCTGTTTCAGTCTGAACAAGCTTAGCCTTCTCACGGTCACTTAACCAGAGCCATTGCTTCTCGCTATATGACCCCTGAATGGCTTTAGGTAACTCTTGATAGGCAGTGTTCTGACCTAAGATGTGTTCAAGGATAGAATTCATACGTAAGGACCATCACCGTTAAAGAACTTTCTACCGTTACTCCATTCGTAAGCTACTAGATGCTTACGGTTATCAGATATCTGCTCTTCTTCGTCTGCGAATGCAGCGTCGAAAGCTTTAACCACACTTCTCCAGGTTCTGGTAGTGGTACGGACTTTAGCTATTGAGGGGGGGTCGTATGCCATGTGTGCCAACCGTTAGATCATTGCTCACAATATTCATGGATGAACGGGCTTCAACGCACAGCTTGTTTAGTGCACTTTTAGCAACATCAACCAACCTATCCAGATGTTCCAGCATGTTGGTTTCAATCTCTTCTGTCAGTACCGACATACGGTAGGCTGGATCACTGTTACGCGCAAACTGCGCTGCGCGGTCTACCTTCATCTGTTTTACTAATTCGCTATGTGTAAGCTTCATTGACTTTAGTTAGTTCACCCTATATAAGCTTAGTTGACTTTAGTTAGTTCACTCTAAGCCACATCGCTATACACTTCAGGTTCGGTTAGTCTCTGGTCTACTATCACAGGAGGTACTGGGTCCATATCGTACAACCTGGACATAGCGTCTAGCATGTTGTCTCTCTGGTTAGTACCCCCGCAGTATACCAGATATTCATCCAGGAACTTCTTGTTGAGGCTGTAAATGTTCCCTTCGTGGTCTCTTTGCTTGACCGTGGTTAAGATCCTGAACTCCTCCCCTGCGTCTCTCATCCTCTTCTGGTTGCGGGTCTCTGTCTCAGAGTCAGCTATCAGATAGAACTTACCAGACTTAAAGTCCGGCTGGAGTCTTTGAATTCTGTCTTGCTTGGCTTTGGTGTCGTCTCTAGGCCATGCTACTTCATCAATTGGGAATGACAGGTTCTCAGCCTTCTGTCTTTCCTCGAAATACTCCATGTCGGCCTGCATGCCGTATCTCTCATATCCTACCCGTAGAGACTGAATACCTGGAGCACGTGACCATACCGTCCAGAAACCCCGTAGGGCTTCCCACCGCTCCCTCAGGCCCATTTTATGACACGCCCCGTCTAGTAGGTAGCGGTTAGACTGTCCATCGACTCCTATGACCGCTACAGCGGTGTCATCCGTCCCCTTATTCTTGGAATGGGCTGGGTCGCATAGGATGTAGATATTGAGCGTTGCCGGGCGGATGTCCGTAAACTTTAGCCAGCCTTGGTCAAACATCGCCTGACCTCCAGCTGCCGGGTTCTGCAAATGCTGCGCTGCGATGATCGAATCCGGCTGGGTCTCTCTGATCTTGTCCCAATGTTCCACGGGGAACAATACAGGTTTACCGTCTATCCTGCCGTTATCCGTACTTGG